AAGAAAACGAAACCTTAAAAAAGAGGATTGCCGACCTAGAAAACAGTGTGAAGCATCACAGAATCAGGTCTGCGCTTATAGACAAGACCCAGCTACCAAAAGCAAAAAGCGTTGCGTGCTACAACTGTAAATATGCTGCCTATGTGCGGTACGGAAAAAGCGGCCTTGCGTTCTTAGGCTGTGGCCGTGCTTTGGCAAAAGGCGGCTGCAACGGGTTTGAGTATACGGATGCAAACAGACCGAGCCTAGAAGAGATTGGCTACTTCATGGCTACAGAGGGAAAAGACTGGCAGCCAAGTCAAGTGCTTTCTCAATACGGCGCCCGCGCAAATGCTCAAACTCCGCCTTGCCATGAACTGTGATTTGATAATATGCTGTTCCCGTATTTTCATCGCATCCGCCCTCGCCGTCTGGTGTGGCATCTCGCAGCACTTGCTTGATAAGACCGTTTCCCAAAAGATACTGAATGTACTTGTTTGGCTGTGAAAGGTCTTTCCAATCAATCATAGCTGCAATTTCTTGTTCTGTTGTTTCGGATTCGTAAAGCACAGAAAGAATTTTCAAGCATCTTTTATCAAGCATCATTTTTCTACCAGCTTTGCTGATGCCCTTGCGATGAACTTTTTAAGTTCTGCCTCGGACGCGCCATTATCAATCCACTTTTCAATATCTTCGGTAGATACTTCCTGCCCATCGCCTTGTGCGGTGGGCTTTTCTTTTTGCTTTGGCTGGCTATTTTCTGAGAGCAAATCTTCCGATGTTGTACCAAGATATGCAGCTAATTTCGCAATTGTTGCATCTGTCGGCATTTTCCCTTTCGCCCAGTTTGTAGGCGCAGCATTTGACAATCCTGCTTTGAGGGCAATTGACCGCACGGATTCATTTCGTTCCGCGCTAATCCTGCACAAGTTTTTATAGAATGGCGTATCAGACTCTGTGTCAGTAAGCTCTTGGGGGTCTACATTAAAATACTTTGCTACTTGATATACGTTTGTTTTTCTAGGCTGGGCTCCGTTACTCCATTGCGTTCCGACTGCTGCCGTAAGACCAATTTCTTCTAATGCCACTGTTGGAGACTTGCCTTTTTCATTACATAACGTGACAAATTTATCCCAAAACATTTTGAACCTCCTTGGTTTACTCTTACGCAATTATCAAAGTAAATATTTTTTTCAAAATGCCAAAAAAGTACTTTACAAACTATAATAAATATAGTATAATAATTACAGTAAAAGAAAACTAAAGTTTACAAACTCAGTATACCACACACCCAACCAAAGTACAAGGAGGAAAACAAAATGAAACGCGAGTATGTTTGCACCGTGATTTTTGATGACACAGGCGATACGCTCAAGCCTGTTATCCGCAAGAGCGAAAAGAGCGTAAGCACCTACTGCAATCGTATGTACGACAAGTACGGCGATAACATTTCGGTAGATGTGAGCTACTACGACGAAGCCTTCAACCTCGTACCTTACGAGCGTTGGCACGCATAAGAAAGGAAGATTTGAAATGACTAAGAAGCAAGAGAACGACCTTCGCAATGGTTTGAACCGCATTGCGGATGCGATGACCTCCCAATGGTACGGAGTTCAGCATGTAGACCAAGAGCATAGAGACCGCTACATGGAACGGTACGCCGACATGGCTCGATTGTTTGAATTGATGGGCGGCGACTGGAAGCGAGACAAGAACGGCAAGCACAAAGTCTTTTTGTGCGGCCTGTCCGGCGAATCTGAATAACGTTTTGAAAAGGAGAGTACCCCATGAAAACCCTACACCACACCGAAACCACATGGCAGGGCCGCAAGATCATCATCGACGCGCCAGACCTCACCGCCGAATATGGCTATATCGAAGTAATGGCCCTATACCCCGATGGCCGAGAGATTGAGTGCTACCACACCCACGACCCGGAGGACGCCCGCCTGATGTTCAACCACTACTGCGACCTGGCCGCTGACCGGCCCACCGCCGACACCTACACCCGGCAGGACTGGGAACGCGCCGGAGTTTTTAACGCCCGCCCCGGTCAGGCTATCACCGCGGAAATCTATGATGAGTTTTATAACTGCCTGCCTCCGTACAGCCTGCCGCGCGATCTGCGGCGCGATGGCCACAAGGGCTTTTTGATGGGAGAACCTGCTGGCAACGATTCGCAAGGGCTTTTGTATATGGCTTTTGTTCGCCATGGTTTGCGGTACTACTATTACGGATTGGTTCATTTAGATGAGAGGAGCAAATAACTATGTATGATTGGCATTTTAAGCCGGATGCGGCAGACATTGCCGCGAACAACGGATACGATCTCGGTGTCAAGGGCGGCGAAGCCTACAAGACAGAGAGCCAAGCAATCTGGCACGGCAAGCGCTGGATGAAGGAATGCGGCAGAACGGGAACTATTACGGCAGTTTCTGCTGACGCCCACAGCCCGATTTACATTATTGATTACTAAGGAGAGAACAGCATGGAGAGAATCAAAAAAATTTACATACCAGCGCAAGACAGCGATTTAGCGTTGCTTCCATGCCCCTTCTGCGGTGAGGACCGTATCCGCTATGAACAGTATGAGACCGTGGCCGGAGACCGCTGGCGAGTATGCTGTAACGGATGCACCGCCACAATCGACCCAGGGTGGACAATGCAGCGCATCGACGTTGCCGACCTCTGGAACCACCGAACGGAAAGGAGCAAATAATATGATTTCGTTGGAAGATTGCAAGGTTGAGAAGATGGGCGGCACCCGCACCCGCTACACGTTCAACGGCCTGTCGCCACGCGGCGAGACAGTCTGCGTTGACATGACTGCCTGCTACCCGGACAACAGAAGCAAGAACAGCCTGCCGAACTACTGGTATCGGCATGGCTTGACAGAAACGGTGCCGGATTCCTACTGGATTGCAGATGTATATGTTACCCTTCCGGATGGGCGCTGTGTAAGGAAGTACGACCCGACAGCGACTTTTGACCAGCAAAAGCACCAGGCCATTATCAACTTTGAGTGGCTTCTCCCCGCCACCAACAAGGATTGCTTTGAAATCCTAGATGAAATCATTCGCCGCGCCAATGAACCGTAACAGCACACTATACTTTGCGAATTTATGTGGTTCGCATAGTATATTTTTTTACCAAAAGTATTTACTTTACTAAGTAATTATAGTATAATAATAGTTAGAAACAAGAAAGGAGACAAGCGAATGTCACGCATGACAAAAATCGAGTTTGAACGTCGCAAGGCTGGAATCACCCAGAGTGAACTTGCAGCAAAGCTCGGCGTTTCGACTGGGTGCGTATCTTTTTGGGAGAACAGCCGGACGACACCTACCGCAGACAAGGTTCAGAAAATGGCGCAGATTCTTTCGGTGCCGATGGAAAATCTTGTTGGCTACTGCGAGTGAGGTGACAAGATGTACCCAACATTCAACGACTACATCAAGTCAAAGGGATGGAACCAGAAACGCCTTGCAGAAGCCGCCAGAATAAACCCCGGCGTGTTTTCGCACCGTGTAAACGGGCGGCAGGATTGGCAATGGACGGAAGTTCGCAGAGTGTGCGAAGTTCTTAACATCACACTTGAGGAATTTGCCGAGTATTACCCAGCTGGAACCCGAATCCGCGTAAAGCGGCCACCAACGAATGAGGAACGCATAGACAGCGTTCTTTCAGAGCTAAGAAGTATTTTAATTCAAAGGAGTGTTTAAAATGACAGCAAAAAAAGAAGCCGCCCCGGTACTGGCATACCGGAACGGCAAAGAAAAAATGAGCAAAGGTAAAAGCTCTATTTGTATTTTACCACTTATCCGCTCTGCCGTCAAGCTGGCAATCACCGCAGATTTGGTGCTGCTGCTGGCCGCGCTCGGTTCTCTCAACATCCCCACCATCGTCGGCTCTACGCTGGCGCTCAACGCCCTGTGCGGGCTGATTCTCAAGCAGGAGGAAAACATTCATGAAAATGTATAAAGGCTTTGACAAAGACCTGAAATGCCGTGATTTCCAGTACGAAATCGGCAAGACCTACGAGGAACCACCCACTGCCGAACTTTTCGAGAAAGGCTTCCACGCCTGCGAGTACCCGCTGGATGTATTTGGATACTACGCCCCCGGCGACATGAGCCGCTACTGTGAGGTGGATTTGGACGATGTGAGCGATAAAAAAAACAACGAAGATAGCAAGCGCTGCGGAAAAAAGATTGCTGTGAAAGCAGAAATCGGCATTGCTGGGCTTGTAAAAGCTGCCGTTGATTTTGTGATGAAAAACATCAAGGATGAAAATAAAGAGGCCAACACGGGCGACTACTCCGCGTCCACCAACACGGGCTTCCAATCCGCGTCCACCAACACGGGCTTCCGCTCCGCGTCCACCAACACGGGCGACTACTCCGCGTCCACCAACACGGGCGACTACTCCGCGTCCACCAACACGGGCGACTACTCCGCGTCCACCAACACGGGCTTCCAATCCGCGTCCACCAACACGGGCTTCCGCTCCGCGTCAACCAACACGGGCTTCCAATCCGCGTCCACCAACACGGGCAACTACTCCAAGGCAGATGTCTCGGGTAAAGAAAGCGTTGCTGCTGCACTTGGCATTGAAAGCAAAGCAAAAGGCGTTTTAGGATGCTGGCTTGTGCTGGCAGAATGGGCTAAAGATGAAAATTATAACTGGCATCGTAAAGATGTGCAGTGCTTTAAAGTGGACGGCGTAACGGTCAAGCCTGACACCTGGTACAAGCTAAAAAACGGCGACCTTGTGGAGGTGTCCGAATGACTAGCTTCTGGGGGCATCAAGACAACCCCTTCCCGCCTGACGAACCACGCCGCCCCCGCTGCCCGGTATGTGGCGAGGAATGCGAAGCAATTTACCTGATTGGAACGGAAATCATCGGCTGTGATATGTGCTACAACCCAGACGAATGGAAGGACGAGGACGTCACGGAAGATGACCCGTGGGAAGATGTTAGATGTATGGAGGGCTATTATGCGTATTGATGATTTAAGCGCCTTTATTCAGGCGCATAAGCTCGTTAGTGGGCGTAGCTGCCCAGAGTTTGTCCCGTCTGATTTAGGCGTCGGCTGCGCCTACTTTAACGCCTTGCAGACAGCACGCCGTATCCATAGCGAGAACGCAGGCGGATACATTCCTTTGTATGCCAAAAGCAAGTACGGCTTGAGCAGAACGTTCTTCATGGCTGATGATACGCCTGTTTACTTCCTCGACCTCACATCGAGAAAGGCAAACACGAACCCGCCGCCCGCCAGCTGCTACAGAATCAATCTGGCGGCAAAGTCCCCTTATTATGTTCCGCCTGTTCCTAGCAACCCGATTTCAGAAGAACTTTTAGAGAAAGTTTATAGAAGGGAGATTACGTCTAATGAGTGTATTTGAAACTTTGAATGCAGTCAACGTCAACGGCCACAGCGAGAAGAAGAATGGCCTCACCTACCTTTCGTGGGCGTGGGCATGGTCAGAAGTAAAGAAGGCATACCCCGATGCGCAGTACACCATCTACGAAACCCCGGAGGGTTGCTTCTACTGGACAGATGGCCGCACCTGCTGGGTAAAGACAGGCGTGACAATCAACGGCTTGGAGCACATCGAGTATTTGCCTGTCATGGACTACCGGAACGCGGCGATCCAGCTTGAGAAAGTCACCAGCACGGACGTGAACAAGGCTATTCAGCGCAGCCTCACAAAGGCTTGTGCGCGGCATGGCTTGGGCTTGTACATCTATGCTGGAGAGGACTTGCCAGAAGTCGAACAGGGGCAAGAACAACCGCCTGTCAAGCGAGACACGGAAGCGGCGAAAGCCCGTTTGGACGCACGCAAGGAATGCCAGCAGGCCGTGAAGGCCTACTGCAACAGCCATAAAGCCGATGAAGCATCTGCATGGCAGGTTATCGCAGACGCTATCGGAAAACCCTCTAAGAACTTCACCGCCGCCGACTGGAACCACGGCAAGGAGATTGCGGAGGCTTGGGCATGACCGATGATTTATGGCTTGAGCTTCGGCAGAAGTCCGAACAGCTTCAAGCATCGGTCAAGACCTTGCGGCGCTCCGGCACGGAGTACGCACAGGCCGAGCGGGATTATAAAGTCCTTCTTCGGCAGGAGTGCTTGAAACTCCGCGACGCTGGAACGCCTATAGGGCTTATCGACAAGACATGCTACGGCATACCAACCGTCGCAGAAGCTCGTTTTAAGAGGGACATTGCGGAAGCTGTTTACAAGGCCAACACAGAGGCAATCAACAGCCTGAAATTGCAGCTTCGTTTGATTGACAATCAAATCGGACGTGAATGGGGACAGGCAGGGAGACAGGAATTGTGAAGAAAGTAAATGAATTTGGGAAACGGCTCTATTCAAACGGCTACGCGCCGTCGCTGTTCGTACATGAAGCGTTCCGCTGCTATCGCTGCCACCGCTTTGGAGAAACCGCCCGGCATGAAATCTACGGCGGAAGCCGCCGCAAGGCCAGCAAGGCGCTGGGCCTCTGGATTAACGTTTGCCCCGCTTGCCACGCCGCCATTCATTCAAGCGGCGACCTGCAAGACCACTACCACAAACAAGGCCAAATGCTTGCAGAAGCCTATTACCATTGGAACCACGACGACTTTCGCCGCCGCTTCTATATCAACTACTTGGAGGAATAAAGATGCTGAATGTTGTTGCAGTTATGGGTCGCCTCGCTCGCGACCCTGAAATGCGCCAGACCACCACAGGAAAGAACGTCGTTTCTTTTTCCATCGCCTGCGACAGAGGGTGCAAGGATGCCAACGGCCAGAGTCAGGTCGATTGGCTGAATATTGTTGCGTGGGACAAGACGGCAGAATTTATCTGCCGCTACTTCCAGAAGGGCCAGCTCATTATTATTGATGGGCGCTTGCAGTCTCGCAGCTACCAAGACAAAAGCGGCCAGAACCGCACAGCAACCGAAATTGTAGCCCAGAACGTCAACTTTGCCGGAAGCAAGGAAAACACCCACACCGCGCAGAGCACCGCGCAGAGCGCGACTCCTACGCTCTCACATGGTAGCGGTGATGACTATGCAGAAATTGAGGATAACGGAGATTTGCCGTTTTAAGGATAGGGAAAAGGACAACTGAATATGGCACTAGAATACTTCTGCTGCTTCAATTCCTACAGGAAGAAGACGCGCAACCTATCAGATAGCGAGCTAGGTCGGCTGTTCCGTGCTCTTATGTTATACAACGAGACGGGAGAAAAGACGCAACTCAATGGGCGTGAGGAAACCGCGTTTGATTTCATTGCAGAGGACATTGATGCAGGTAAAGAACGATACGAAGCCAAATGCGCCCAGAACAAGGCAAACAGATGTCAACGCTCGACCACAGCCGTTAACGACGGTGAGCGAACGTCAACGAACGTTAACGACGGTGAACAGTCGTTAACGAACGTACCACAAACAAAAAACAAAAAACAAAAACAAAATATATCTTTCGTATCTAACGATACTCAAGATATATGCCAAGCTGAAAGCTTGGCTACGCGCAAGCGCGCGTCTGCGTTTTCGGCAAAGAAGGCCATCGAGGATTATACGCAGGACGAGGAACTGCGGGGGCTGCTGTTTGAGTGGCTGGACAACCGCAAGAAGAAAAGCGCCCCTGAAACTAAGGGCGCTATCGGACAGAATCTTGACAAGCTGGCGGAAATGGCCGCTGAAAGCAATTTAAGCTTGCAGGATTATATGCGAGAAATTGTGCGGATGGGCTGGCAAGCGTTCTATCCGATTCGCAGCAAGCAGCCAGCACAACGCAATGACGGGAGGGATTTTGATTGGCTTACGGGACAATGACCGTTGCACCGCTGGCAGGAGCTATTGAGGGCGTTCAGCGTGGGACAGACCTGCACCCGATAATGGGCCTGATTGCTGCTAAGTGGCCCAACTTCGGCAATGGGAAAACGCCGCAGCAAAAGAAAGCAATGATTGCGGTATGGGAAAAAGACTTGTCCGACATTCCGCTTTCTCTACAGCGAGCGGCACTTGATAAGAAAATCAAGTCTGGTCAGATGTTCCCGCCCTCATCCCCTGCTGAATTGCGGAATTGGTGCAACGAGATTCATAAGCCCATGGATGCTTTGGACGCAAAGTTCTATGCCGATATGGCGGAGCTTGAAATTCTGGATGCTGATTTTTGTGCAAAACAGACTGCAAAATATAAAGCGGGTAAGGACGCAGGGCGCAATGCTTATGCAGGGTGGGACTGATGATTTACAAGTACATTGTCCGCATCTCGCCCATAGCGAGAAGTACTACGCGAAAGTAAAGGAGATAGCACCGTGAGCAAAGAAGATTGGGGCTTTGTGACCATGCCGACAAACGGCGACCCGGAGAAAATCGCCATAGGGCGGTTGAAAGCGGCAAGCGACATGGCACTAAAGTATTACGGCACGCCGCTGGTCGTTACCACAAGCGGTGGCAAGGACAGCAGTGTGTGCGTAGAGCTTGCACTGAGGGGGGGCATCCCGTTTGAGGTACAGCACAACCACACAACTGCGGATGCGCCGGAGACAGTGCGGTTTGTACGGCAGGAGTTTGCCAGACTTGAAAATCTGGGCGTGAAATGCACCATCAACTACCCTGTTTATAAGGGCAAGCGCACAAGCATGTGGGACTTAATCCCGCAAAAACTGATGCCGCCGACACGAATCATGCGGTATTGCTGCGAGGTGCTGAAAGAACAGGGCGGAAACGGGCGGTTCATCACGACTGGCGTGCGGTGGGCGGAAAGCAGCCGAAGAAAGCGTGACAGAGGCGTTTTTGAAGCGTACACCCGGAACAAAGAGAACAGAATCGTTTTGAAAGGCGAAGAACAGGAGCCGAGCAGCATCTTTGAAGGGTGCAAGGTTGCCGCAAAGCGTGTAGTAAACCCCATTGTGGACTGGACGGACAATCAAGTATGGGGCTTTTTGCAGGATGCAAAGGTACCTGTCAATCCGTTGTATGAATGTGGGTTCAGCCGCGTTGGCTGTATCGGCTGCCCGATGGCGAACAAGAAACGGTATGCGGAGTTCCGACGCTGGCCTGCTTACAAGAAGCTCTACATACAAGCTTTTGACAGGATGCTGGATGAGCGCAGAGTACGCGGGAAGTCGGACGGAAACTGGATGATGGGCGGTACAGGTCAAGATGTATTCCGCTGGTGGATGGAAGAAGATGTACTGCCAGGGCAAATGAGCGTGGAGGACTTTACATGATCCAAAAATACATAATCTACGGCAAGCCCATCACCAAAAAGAACAGCCCCCGCATCGGATACGTTGGCGCACACTGCCCGGTATGCCATAAGGGCAAGTACGCAAAAGTTCTGCCAAGTGCAGCCTACTTGAAGTACGCAAGAACTGCCAAGATGTATTTAAAACCAGCGCCCAAAAATCCGCTGGACGGACGCTACAATGTCAAGTGCTTGTATTACATGCCTACACGGCACAGGGTAGATAAAACCAACCTTGAAAGCGCCATCATGGATATTCTGGTTGATGCCAGGATTTTGAACGATGACAACAGCAACATCGTAGCAGCAACAGATGGCTCCCGCGTACTGTACGACAAAGCCAATCCACGCACCGAAATTTTTATTGAGGAGATGTCGGACGATGACCAGCCCGTGTAAAGACTGCCCAGACCGCCATGCACACTGCCACAGCGGTTGCAATCGCTACGGCGAGTATGCGGCCATGTTTGAAAAAATCCGCGCACAGCGGCTTGCAGATGCCGCAGCGGACGCGGCAGATGCAGAGCGTGGAATTAAAATCCGCCGCGATGTCAGAAAATACGGATTATACAAAACAGGAAAGAGTTGAAAGACATGAAAGCCAGACTTCATCCCACCCCGGCCATGCAAAAAGCCATAGATGCTTATGCAGAAGCTAAAATTCAGGGCATCCAGAGCCGTGCGCAGGAGGCCGTCATGAAGGAGCGCAACGACATTGCTACCCGAGCCACCTATCTGTGTCTGCTGGCGTGCTATCAGGTCGGTCTTTCTCCCCGCACCCTGAAACGGATTCAGGATGCAATGAACGGCCCGGTAGCCGACAAATACAATGAGTACCGCAATGACCAGCTTGCCGACCTTTGGGCACAGGTGACATTGCAGAATATCGGCGTGGATGTGCCGAAAACAGAGGAGCCGCTATGAAAATAGAGAAAAAAATTAAGCTGTGCCAAAACTGCGGGGCAACACCAGTAACAGGAAGGCAAATTTATTGCGACGAGTGCCGCAGGATGCTTTCTAACGAGCGAGATAGAGAAAGAAAGCAGAGAAAGAGAATCAAAGATGCCGCGTTGCTTCACGGGATCGTAAAGCCGATTGAACAATGTACCCGCGAAGCCGCCGCCCTTGGTCTGCCCTATGGGCAGTATGTAGCCCGCGGGCTGGATAAGGAGTGTTTGTAATGGGACTTGATATTACAATCGCCCGCTACGATGTGGGCAAATGCCCGCACTGCGGCAAGCCCATCAGAGGCACAATCCGCGACCAGGTAGATTCTTGTGGCCGTTTCTGGGGAGAGTATCTCGAAAAAATCGGCTATTCTGTGCCCTATGAAATCCGCAAGAAAGAACCGGAACGCGATTTTTACGGAAAGGATATGACACTAACAACTGAACAGGCAAAACGGCTTGCTGCGTTTGCCAAAGTATACGAACTATACAACTGGGCAATCATTGCGGAGCTTGTAGATTGCGCCATAGAAAACGGAGATTTTGTAGTTATAAACGCAGATTGGTAAGGAGTGAGACTATGGACGCTGTTGAATTTTACAAATCAATGAAGCGCATGTGTTACAGTGGTGAAATGTGTGAAAAATGCCCTCTATATAATAATTTCAGCGAAATGGGAAGTGTTTGTGATGTACTATTGCACATCACAGATGAGAAGGCTTCCAAAGTTAAAAGCATCGTTGAACAATGGGCAAAAGGCCACCCCGTAAAAACACGAAAAAGTGAATTTCAAAAAATGTTCCCGAACGCGAACATGTACAGTATTACAACCACTTTTTGCACTGCGCATTTTGACAAAAAGAAGGCGTGCGAGGTAGGCGTGGCATCTGAAGAAATGTGCGAGAAGTGCAGATACAAATACTGGAACGAGGAGGTTGACAACTAATGGACGCAGTTAAATTTTTCAAGACGGTAAACAGGTTATGCAAAAATCAAAGCTGCGAGGAATGCCCTGTTTACAAAAATGACATGTGCTGCATGGTTGGGTTCGACTACGATTCGATTAAAAGCATTGAGGAAACAGTTTCGAAAGTCGAGCAATGGGCGAAAGACAATCCCGTCAAAACCCGTCAGAGCGAGTTTCTGAAGCTGTTCCCAAAAGCGGAAATTAAGGACGATGCCCTCTGGATGTGCCCTAAATACATTAGTTATGATTACAGACCGGAAGAAAATTGCCACGAAATCAGTTGCGGTGATTGCAAACGAAAATTCTGGCTCGCGGAGGTAACCGACAATGACTAGCATCACAACCCTGCGCAGCGGCGCAAGCCAGCCGAAAGAACCGGCGCGGCTGATTGATGCAAACAATGTTATGGAAGCGGTATTTGGCGCCGTTGAATTGGACGATTCACAATATCTTGCCATACAGCACGAAATAGAAAAACTTCCAACCATGCACCCAGAATCCATGCGACCTACGGTACATTGGATAAGCGTTAAAGACAGACTGCCAGCCAAACACGAACACGTACTTATCTACGATTCTGTTTGTCACGAAATTTATATGGCATGGAGAGACGATGATTTGGACGTATGGTTCAGTGAGGAATATTTACCAGACTTTGTAAATGTCACTTACTGGATGCCGCTCCCCAAATCCCCGGAGGTGACCCCATGACCATTATCCTTGTTATCGCCGCCGTCTGCGTTTACGACCTGTGCGGCCTGCTCGCCGTCCTGTACATCAACCGCACAGACCGAATGGACACCGTAGACGGCGCAGACAACGTTATTGTCCTTATTTTCTGGCCGCTGCTGGTCGTAACCCGCATCGGCATTGCATGTTATAGAATCATAAGGAGGCTTCTAAAATGACTTATACCCCAGGAGGTGACCACATGACAAAACAGCAACTAGTTGATGAATACGCCCGCAAACATCTTTGCGTGACGTGCGAGTGGAAGAATGACAATATTTGCACGTTGCCGCGCCGCATAAAAATGGAAGAAAGGAGCAAAAATGAGAGAAAGACCGCTCAACCTAGATGAATATGGGATTTCAAAAGAAAGATACCTTGAATTAAAGCACTTTTGCAAAAGATACGCTGAAATGCGGTTGGAAATTGCTAGTGCAAGAGGACTTGATGCGGTTTCAAATGACGGTTTGCCGCACGGAAACGGAAAGGCAGACCCAACAGCTAGAAAGGCGGACAGAGCGCTAAAGTTAAGCACAGATGTCCGAATCATTGAGGACGCGGCAAGAGAAGCAGACCCCTTAAACTGGTGCGCTCTGTTGAAAAATGTAACAGAGGGAACGGCTTACGAATACCAGCCTGTGTATTGCGGCAGACGGCAGTTTTACGAAAGCAGAAGAAAATTTTTCTGGATTTTGGACAAGAAAAAAGGGTAACTGTGGGGACGTTGTCAAGTGGTATTATGAATATGCTGGAAACTGTAAAGAGGGTACATTACAGTCCATAGCAAAACCTCCTATTCTCGATACTGACAGCCGGGAAAGACCGGCATTTTATTTGCTGCATAGCCAGCCAAGTGGTGGCGTATTAGCCATATACGATTTAGAAAATCACAGCGGCAAGGGCGCTGCGTTCCGAAACAACGGCGCGGCAAAGGTGCAAGACCCATGTGCAGTACCAACGCCGATGATGCTGGTAAATAGGCTAGTGCAAGCGCATTCCGTTCCCAGCTAGGCAACACCCGCGAGCCTACTAACAGTGCGCAACCTGCGGGGTTTTATATGCCCTTGTAGCTCAATGGCAAGAGCCTTGGTGTGCCGGTTCAAGTCCGGCTGAGGGCACATGCTGGGTCGCTCCCACCGGTGAAAGCCCGGCGCAGGCAAAACGCGATAGATAACCTGAACGCTGTAAGCAAAGCGGCAAGCCGATCAGGAGCGCGGCGCGATGGCAGGTCGCAACGGGACTTCGAGAGCCTGAAAAAATCTGCCCGGCATCTGCTTGTGTGGACTCCGTTACTGACGCAGTTACGCATCGCCGAAACCCATAATATCAAAGCAGAGACCGCGGGTAAGCGCGCGGAATACAAGTGCTGCTGAACTACGTTGCGGACTTGCTCCCCGCAACGGGTGAGGTCGGCACAGCATACACCGACAGGGCGGGAACGCGCTTTTCCTCCGGCGCAAAGGGGTTTAGGGGGATATAAGCCTACACAAATTGTGTGGGCTTTTTGTGTTGCATAAAGGAGGATATTATGCAAGTTGTGATGAAATCGCTGGAAGAAATCCACCCATACGAAAACAATCCAAGAATCAATGACAAGGCAGCAGCGGCAGTCGCAAAAAGCATTGAAGCGTATGGTTTCAAAGTCCCGATTGTGATTGCAGCAGACGGAGAAATTGTATGCGGGCATACGCGATATAAGGCAGCGCAGGAACTGAAACTGAAAGAAGTTCCGTGCGTGATTGCTGACGATCTCACGCCGGAGCAAATCAAGGGTTTTAGACTTGCTGATAATAAGGTTTCGGACGTCGCAATCTGGGATAACAAAAAGCTGCTGCAAGAGCTGGAAGAACTTGATGCGTTTGACGATGACGCGCTGTTTACTGGTTTTGAATTGGGGGGGCTGTTTGATAATACCCTTGATGAAAGCGACAAGGCAGCAGTGGAAAACAACGAGTTTGGCGTAATGTACGAGGCTGTTTTCAAAAGTGACAGCAAAGAAAAGCTGGAACGCCTGCAAAAATATTGGGAGGGTATGCAGGATGAAAGAGAAAACACTGATAGTGGAGATATCGGGGAAACGCCCAGGGACGAAACAGCAGCGCCCGACGGAGAAAAACAGAACTGAATACCCGCATATCATCATTTCTAACAATTCAGAAGGTTACGACACAGACTGGGAAATCGTAAACGTTCCTAAAGAATATGAGGAATGGTATAAGTCCGTTGCAAAGACAAGCGACAATGCGTGGTATGCCCCGATGAACCGCAGCTATGCGATCAAGTACGCACGTGAACATGGGTACAGATATCTTATCCAGTTGGACGATAACATAACATTTTTAGAAATTGGGTACACGCGAAAAATCGACGACAAAACAATCAAAAGATACCGCGTCCAAAGCAGAGATGAAATGCTTGATGATTTCGTAGATACGCTTGTAACTGTGCTGGAATGCACTAATGCTGCAATGTCAGGCTGTACGCTATGCGGTGTAGCTGCTCCTGCGGATGATTATTTGTCGGAAAGATTTGTATATAGCTGCTTTGCATTGGATGTTGACAGATGCCCAGATTTGTTCCAAGGCGACTTTGAAGACGACGTCGAGTTCCGCTTGAAACTAAAGCAAATGGGCGTCCCATCTGTACAGGTTGCGCCTTTACGGTATAGCAAGACAGGTCAAGCGCAAAACAAAGACCTGACAGGATGCCGAAAAGCATATGCCGAAGCTGGCGTAAAACGTGGCGAGCATATGCGCAAACTGTACGGCAATATTTACAGCTGCGGGATGAGAAGCAAAAGCAATTGCATCATATCGCAAGCGGAAGCAGGAGCAGCTTATTTCAAGCACATTCTGAAACCGTTCAAGGTTGGCGTTCTTGTGAAAGATAAAGAAAAGATTGATGCTCAAATGCAATTCATCTTCAGAAAATGGGCGAAAGAGCCTAAATGCTCTTGCAGAATCAAAGAAAAGCGGGTGAAAGGGTGAGAGAATGGCTCGCACAGGCAGACCAAAAAAGAATATAGATGAAAAGCAGTTTGAAAGCCTGTGCGGCCTGCAATGCACCCTTGAAGAAATTTGCGGTTGGTTTGGTGTTTGTTCCGATACGCTGGAATCGTGGTGCAAGAGAACCTACAAGATGAATTTTTCGGAAGTTTTCAAGCAAAAGCGCGGTGTAGGGAAAATATCGCTGCGCCGCAGTCAATGGCGGCTTGCCGAAAAAAACGCAAATATGGCGATTTTCCTCGGCAAGCAATATTTGGGACAGAAAGACGAGCCTGAACAGCAGGCAGACAGCGGGGTGCAAATCATAGATGACCTGTAATAGATTGTCGGCTATGGTCTCCCCTTGCTTTGCTGAAGCACACCGCCAAATCAAGGCGGGAAATGTGAAAGAACTGCTTGCAAAAGGCGGGCGCGGCAGTACAAAATCCAGCTATATCAGCATAGAGCTGATTTTGCAGTTGATCAAGCATCCGCAATGCCACGCGGCAGTGTTCCGCAAGGTCGGCAACACACTGCGCACAAGCGTTTATGCGCAAATCGTCTGGGCAATCAATGAGCTTGGCTTGCACGACCATTTCCGATGTACGGTCTCCCCGATGGAATGCACCTATTTGCCTACTGGGCAAAAGGTGCTTTTTTTCGGTGTTGATGACCCCGGCAAGGTAAAGTCAATTAAAGTGCCGTTTGGTTATATCGGCATTTGCTGGTTTGAAGAACTCGACCAGTTTGACGGTGAAGAGCAAATCCGAAACGTGGAGCAGTCCTGTCTGCGTGGCGGTGACTGGTTCATCACGTTCAAGAGCTTCAACCCGCCAGCAATGGCGCGGAACTGGGCAAACGGGTACGCGCTGAAAGCGCGGTCTGGAAAGCTGGTGCATCATTCCACATATAAAACAACTCCCGCAGAATGGCTCGGAGAGCGGTTTCTGGCCGATGCTGAATACTTGCAGCGCACAAACGAAACGGCCTACCGACACGAGTATCTGGGCGAGGTTGTCGGAAGCGGCACAGCGGTATTCGAAAACCTGAAAATTCAACCAATCACAGACGAGCAGTTGAAAACATTCGACAGAATCAAGCGCGGCATTGACTGGGGATGGTACCCTGACCCGTGGGCATACAATGCGATGCACTATGACGCGGCGCGGCGCACGCTGTACATCTTTGATGAGCTGACACGACGTAGAACCAGCAACAGGGACACTGCGCAGCTGCTTTTGGATAAAGGGCTGACGCGCGAGGACAAAGTATGCGCGGATAGCGCCGAGCCAAAATCCATTGCCGACTATAACAAGTACGGCGTGAAAACATTCCCGGCCCGCAAAGGGCCGAAATCGGTTCGGTATGGAACAAAATGGTTGCAAATGCTGGAAGCTATTGTCATTGACCCAGAACGTTGCCCGGACACGGCAAAAGAGTTCAGCGAGTATGAATACGAGCGGGACGGCAAGACGGGAGAAGTGCTGGAAGGCTACCCGGATTTGAACAACCATCACATTGACGCAGTGCGTTATGCGATGGAGAGCACAGCGAACAAGGCGGGAGACACCGCCGAAACCAGATACAAGAGCATTTTCGTGTAAAGGCGGTGAGAAGACGTGAAAACATACCAAGATTTTGTAGCGGTTGGCGAGGACGAAAAGGCCCGCATGAGTTTCATACTGGGCGCAATCAATGAGTATAAGGCCGACCATAGCACACGCCTTGCAGCGAACGCAAACAAGTATTACCACGGAGAAAACCCTACAATCAACAAATATGAGAAAATCATCTACGACATGCAGGGCAAGGCGCACCGTGACATGTACACGGCAAATCACAAGATAGCAAGCAAGTTCTTTGGTTTGGTCGTAGACCAAGAAGTTTCGTATTTGCTGGGCAACGGCGTTTCATTTCAGGAACCGGAGACAAAAAAGGCGCTGGGTGCGACGTTTGACGAAGATATTATGGACGCTGCCCGCCATGCTTTGATTGACGGGCAGTCTTTCGTGTTTTGGAATCTCGACCATGTGCAGGTGTTCGCAGCAGAGGAATTTGTTCCTCTATACGACGAGGAAGACGGCTCTATTAAAGCCGGAATCCGTTTCTGGCAGGTGGCAGACAATAAGCCGCTGCGCGCCACGCTGTACGAGCTTGACGGTTACACAGAGTATCTAAAGCCCAAAAGCGATGATATGGCGATTCTCAAGCCGAAACGCGCATACAAGTTGAAGCTGCGCACCAGCGAGGCAGACGGCACAGAAATTTATGACGGTGAGAACTATCCCGGATTTCCTATTATCCCGCTGAAAAACGGCGAGCAGGCCCACAGCGAGCTACAGGGGCGACAGAATACCATTGACGCGCTCGACCTTGCTAGCTCCAACATGGTAAACAACGTTGACGAAGGCAACCTGATTTTCTGGGTTCTGACCAACTGCGGAGGCATGGACGAGCAGGACGACACAAAGTTCATTGAGCGTCTGAAAACGACCCATGTAGCCCATGCTGACGGTGAAGAGGGCGCGAAGGCCACGCCACAGAGCATCGAAGCGCCGTTTCAAGGCACGCAGGCGACTATTGATATGCTCACCAAAAAGTTATACGAGGACTTTCAGGCCTTTGATTCTGCCGCTGTCAGCGCTGGCAACCAAACTGCAACGGCCATCAAGGCCAGTTATGTGCCACTCGACCTGAAAACGGACAAGTTTGAAAGCTGCGTAACGCGCTGCATCAAGGGCATTTTGGCGGTTGCCGGTCTTGATGACGAGCCGACATACACGCGCAACCAGATTATCAACAAGCAGGAAGAGTCGCAGACGGTCTTGCTCGGAGCAGAATATTACGACGACGAGTACATCACGCGCAAGCTATTGACCATTCTCGGAGACGCAGACCAGTACGAGGATTTGATGAAGCGAAAGGCGGCAGAGGAGGTAGACCGTACAATTACCAACCAGCCACCTAACGAGCCGCAGAACCAGCCGGGAGAAGGAATGAACGGCAATGGCGAAACCTGATTATGCCCACAGAATGACCGACGCCGAGCTTGCACAGCTTGAGCGTCGCATTTCTGCTATATACCAACAGGCAGCAGACGAACTGTCAGACACGGTAAACGCTTACTTTGAGCAGTTCGAAAAGCGAGACGCAGCCATGAAAGAAAAGCTGGATGCAGGCGAAATTACAGACCAGCAATACAAGCAATGGCGGCTTGCGCAGATAGGACGAGGCAAGCGTTTTACGGCGCTGCGGGACAAGGTGGCAGAAAGATACACTTATGCCAATGCAACGGCTGTGGCCTATGTCAATGACGCCACGCCTGGCATTTACAGCTTGAACCGCAATTACTCTGCTTACAAAATCGAGCAGGTTTCCGACAAAGCAGATTTTACGCTGTGGGATGAGCAGACAGTGAAACGTCTGATTGTGGAGCAGCCTGACTTGATGCCGTATTACCCGCCAAAGCGGGCATTGCAACGCGGAATTGATTTGAAGTACGGCAAGCAGCAAATCACAGCCAGCGTCACAAGCTCCATTCTGCAAGGCAAGGGAATTGGCAAGATTGCGGATGACCTGCAAAGCCGTATGCGGGACATGAGCCGCGCAAGCGCTATCCGAACGGCCAGAACGGCGGTCACAGCAGCGCAAAACGCGGGGCGGCTAGATACCTACCGCGCCGCGCAGGACATGGGAATAAAGCTCAAAAAACGCTGGCTGGCAACGCTGGACAACCGCACACGACACGCACACGCAATGCTTGATGGGCAGACTGTAGACGTTGACAAGCCGTTTAAGGTTGACGGGTACGAGATTATGTACCCGGGCGACAGTTCCGCACCGGGGTATCTTGTGTATAACTGCCGATGCACCCAAATTGCAGAGGTTGACGGCGAGGATACAAGTAGCGGCGGCAGACGCGCTATTGACCCGGAAACGGGGGAATCTGTGCTTGTGGAAGATATGACCTATGCAGAGTGGGCGGGGTGGAAGAAAGAGCAAGCAATAGTCAAGGAAAAAGCTGAACTTAAGGTGAAGCGAGAATTGAGCGATGAGAATCACACTTAAAAAGTAAGAGGTAAGAGCCATGAATCCATTAAAAAGATTTTTAGATGATACATCAAGCGAACAGTTTAGAGTATATGACACTTCCGATGAAGCCGAAAAGCACGTAAGCATCTTTGGAGTCGAAGATATACCCATTACAGAAGATGACATTAAAAATCTCCGAGAGGGCAAAACGCTTGTGTGCGAGATTATGAATGAATACAGCATTATGATGCGCTTAGAAAACGATGAAAATCACACTTGAAGACCACAGCGATGAAGTCCTTGCAGCGCTGGAATCCGCTTGCCAGCGGGCGCTGGAAAAATGCGGGATGGTAGCAGAGGGCTATGCCAAAAAGCTTGTAAACAGCCCCGGTAAATTTGGAACTGGCGCATTGCGCAATAGCATCACTCATACAGTGACAAACAGCGGAGAACGCGCCGCCTATGTCGGCACAAATAGCGAATACGGCGTGTACGTTGAGTGCGGCACTGGCATTTACTATCCGGGCGGCAGACAAACGCCGTGGGTATATCAAGACGCAAAAGGCGATTGGCATTTGACGCACGGCCAACGGGCAAAGCCTTTTATCAAGCCTGCCGTTGCCGAGCACGGCGAACAGTACAAAAGAATCATCGAAGCAGAGCTGAAAGGCAAATAAGCCTCTCGGCTCTTTTTATTGGGAGGAAATCACATGAAAAAGATTCTTTATATCGCAATCGCAGTTATGGCCTCAGTTTTGCTTTTATGTGGCTGCTCCGAAGCCGATAGAGCAAACTCCAATATTTCTAAACAGGCCGATTACTTTGAGAGCGAACGAAAAATCACCGTATACAACGCCAGAACAGACAAGGTCATTATGGAAGCTGAGGGGTATATGTCTATCTCCAACAATTCCAGCAACGAGCTTGTCTGCACTGTAAAAGTGGGCCCTGATACTTACAGGAAAAATTACATCTACCTAAACAGCTACACGATGTATGTTGTCGAGGACATTACAGGAACACACACAGACCCGTACCATTACAAGCTGTATTTCCACACAAATGTGCTGCCCAGCGTTGAAGTGAAACCGTAAAAGACAAGTTTACCTAGCAACTACCGAGACTTTCTCGGCGGTTGCTATTTTTATACGCAAAACAGCGAAGCACTGCTGTTTTGAATAAATAAAACTCAAATGGCGAAGAACCGCCACCGAAGAAAAGGAGAGAACCCCCATGGCAAAATTTACACGCGCTGAAATCCGTAAAATCATTGGCGAAAGCTGCACTGACGAAATTGAAAATCAGCTGGTGGCGCTCCATCTGGGCGTTGTTGACCCGCTGAAGGACGACGTCACGCGGTATAAAGCCGATGCGGAAAAGCTGCCGGGCGTTCAGAAGGAGTTGGACGACCTGAAAGCGCAGGGCGACGGCGGCTACAAGGCTAAGTATGAAGCAGAGCACAAGGCTTTTGGGGACTACAAGGCCAACGTAGACGCTGAGAAAACAACGGCTGCCAAAGAAAAGGCGCTGTCCGACGTCCTGCTGAAAATCGGCATTTCTGAAAAACGGATTTCCTCTGTCGCACGCCTTGCAAAGGGAGACGGCCTGCTTGACAAACTGGAATTGGATGACAAGGGCGCTATCAAAGACGCAGCTGCACTTGAAAAGAGCCTCAAGACCGATTATGGCGAGTACATCACCAAGAGCAGCACCAAAGGCGCAGACACGTCTACTCCCCCTGCCAACAATGGCGGCAAGGCCCTGACGCGGGAGGACATCTACAAGACGGATGACAAGGGCCGTTATGTACTGTCCACCTCCGAGCGGCAGGCGGCGCTTGTGAACCTCATGCAAAACGAAGCTGACGATTAACAGAAAGGAGCCAAAATATGGCTGCAAAAACTAACCTGACTACCGCTGCCCAGATTACTGTCAACGCCCGCGAGGTTGACTTTGTCACCCGCTTTGGTAAGAACTGGGACGCGCTGCGTACCATCATGGGCATTATGCGCCCCATCCGCAAGGCCCCCGGCACAAAGCTGGTATCCTATGAGGCCACTGTTGACGGCACTCTGGCTGGCGGTACGTCCGTTGCCGAGGGCGATGAAATTCCGCTGACCAAGATGAAGGTCGAGCCCAAAACCTACGGAGACATTGAGATTGCCAAGTATGCCAAGAGCGTATCCGTTGAGGCAGTCGCCAAGTACGGCGCAGACGTTGCCGTTGAAAAGACAGACGAGGCGTTCCTTGTAGCCCTGCAGAACAATGTTCTGGGCGACTTCTACACCTTCCTGAACACTGGCTCTCTGGCTGTAGCTGCTACCACTTGGCAGCAGGGTCTTGCTCTGGCAAAGGGCAACGTGCTGGACAAGTTCGCCAGCATGGATCGTGATGTTACCGAGGTTGTCGGATTTGCCAACATTCTGGACTTCTACGGCTATCTGGGCGACAAGGAAATCACCACGCAGACCGCCTTTGGACTGACCTATGTTCAGAATTTCATGGGCTACTCTACCCTGTTCCTGCTGCCAGAAAAGTACATTGCAAAGAACAAGGTTATCGCCGTGCCTGTTGAGAATATCGACCTGTATTACATCGACCCCGCCGACAGCGATTTTGCCAAGCTGGGCCTGAACTATACCGTCGAGGGAGAAACCAACCTGATTGGCGTGCATGTTGACGGTGACTACAGCCGCGCAACTGGCGATATGTACGCTCTGATGGGCATGAAGCTGTGGGCCGAATACCTTGACGGCATCGCCGTTGCCACCATTACGCCCGCAGAAACCCGGAGCGCAAAAACTGTTAAGGCAGCACAGTAAAAAAGAGGGAGTGCAATGCTTGAGGAATTGATGAGGGAGTGCCGGAACTGGTTTGTCACACAGAATGGCGTCCATCTGGGCGAGTTCAGCATCAAGGGCGGGAGCATTGCGCTCCCTTTTTTGCGTGCCGGACAGTATTTCCGCGTTGTGGGCAGTGTTCTGAACGATGGTGTGTATCAATACGGTAACTGCTCGTTAAGAGATGAAACGTTTGATGGCGCTGTCTGGGCCATGGCCGTTCCTGCCGAATTTCTGCGCCTTGAAGAAGAAATCAAGGCGTGGCGCACGCAGTACGAGAACGCCGCAAATAGCCCATTTCAAAGCGAGAGCTTTGCGGGGTATAGTTACACTAAATCTACTGCGGGCGGCGGTTCTGGCGGCTCTGTGACGGGCTGGCAAGGTGTATTTGCATCACGGCTGAACAAGTGGAGGAAATTATGAGCTTACTGAATGCGTTTTCGCGTCGCTGCTGTATTATGGACAAGACCACAAAGCCGGACGGCGAAGGTGGCTATCTTGTCGAGTGGGCAGAGGGCGCGGAGTTTGACAATTTCGTTTCGCTGGATAGCAGTTTGGAGGCTCGCCGTGCAGAAGCAGAGGGCGTGACCAGCGTATATACCGGCGTTGTCAACCGGGATGTGCCGATTGAGTATGGCAGCGTCTACAAAGACGTTGAAACAGGCGCGTATTATCGCGTAACAAGCCGCCCGGAAGAAAAGCAAGCCCCGAAAACAGCTTCCTCTATGCTGCGCAACTTAATGAGCTTTACGGCTGAACGCATGGGAGGGCTGCCGAAATGACAAAGGGCGCTGCACTACAGCAGTTTTTCGATAGCTTTCTCCCTGCGTATGCTACAAACGCCGTGCCGGACGACGTTGTGCTCCCATACTTGACTTATGATGCGGTCTTTGACGCTGAAGGAGGTGCGCCGTCGCTTACGGTGAACCTGTGGTTCTATACGACGTCTGAGGCTGTCCCAAATGCCAAAGCGCAGGAAATTTCGGATGCTATCGGCATCGGCGGCAAGTTGCTGAAATTTGACGGCGGCTACATTTGGATTCGGCGCGGTTCCCCTTTCTGTCAAGCGCTGGCAGATGAAACAGACAAAAACATTAAACGGCGGTATTTGAACATTACCGCCGAATTTTTATGCCAAAATTGAGGTGAAAATATGGGTAAATTTACCGCTATTCCCAAAGATACGTTCGACGCATTGCAGCTTGACGCTGGTGTGCTGTTGAACACATTCAACCCCGCAAGCATTGCAGCTCCGCAGGACGGCGAAATTATCTGCGCCACGACTGGCGGCATCAACGCCACTTGCGTTCCTACCTTCTCCGACTTGGGCGAGGACGTTGACAACTGCCCGGTCAACACCAAAGAGCTGAAACATCTGGACAGCTGGGAGTGCAAAATGTCCTTCACGGCTCTTGGCACGTCCCCTGATAATATCAAGATGGCTCTGGGCAGTGCAGACGGTACCACAAACAAGATTACGCCTCGCCGCGACTTGAAGCAGACCGACTTCAAAGACGAACTGTGGTGGGTTGGCGACCGCGCCGATGGTGGCTGCGTTGCTATCTGCCTGAAAAACGCTTTGTCCACTGGTGGCTTCTCGTTGCAGACTACCAAGAGCGGCAAGGGGCAGATTTCCTGTGAGCTGACTGGCCATGTCTCCATCACTGCGCAGGACGTTGTCCCTATGGAGTTCTACAGCATCGACGCGGAGGGATAAAAAATGCGACTGCTTTCTCAGATGACTACCGACGAGACCTGCGATGTCTTGTGCATCGCCGCCCCTCATATCCAGAACATGGCCGATGACAAAAACCTCATTGCGGAGGTTCAACGCAGGCTTCCCAAAGGAGAACATACGCAGATTGACGTCTATAGGTTCGGCCTTACGCGCGTTGTGAATCTTGTTCCCATCTTCTTGAAAGACCACAGAGAAGACGTATATGCGATTCTCTCTCTGTTCAACGGCCTCACCCCAGAAGAATGCGGAAAGCAGGGTTTCTTAAGCACGTTGGCGCAGATTAACGAGCTTGTGAAAGACGAGGACTTCGTGAATTTTTTCAAACAGTCTTTCGGTACGGCGCAGAAAGCGTAATAGTCGCAATCTTAAGCATGCCGAAACTGAGCGCCCGTGCGTTTATGTCGGCACTGCCATACCGAATCAAAGAAAAAACGGATGAAGTGGCATATCGTGTTTATATGTCGGATGTACTTATCACGATTACAAAAAACATGATAAAAACAAAAAGCGAGCCGAAAAGGTACTGGGATATAATCAACCCGCCGCCAGAAGAAACACGAACAGCGGATGAAATCAAAGAACACATGAAGAACAAGCTGAGAAAACTGGAAGAGCCGCCCCAAAAATAGGGCGGCTCATTTTAGAAGCAGTTTGTCATAATGGCTTTGTAGATTTTATCGTCTACCTCGATTAAAAAGCGTTTACCGCTTGCAACCCACTGGGGGTCTTCTTTCAGCTGAATTGCAATCTGATAAACGCCTTTTTGTTTTGCGGTGACTGCGCCAGCCACGAGACCAGCAGGCCCAAGAAGGGCGCCGCCAACAAGCCCGCGCATCACACCAGAAGACATAGACTTCTTCTGAGATTCATCCACAACAGAATAATCTGCAACGGTGCTTCTGTCTAATGTGATTGCGGGCATCAATCCCATGTCGAGTTGAACTCGACCAAAAGAAAGATTGACCTTCTTTCCGACGTAATCTCCTGCGATAACTGCATTTTTAGCTTTTGCCATAGCAAAACACCTCCTAAAGCTAGGATACAGCATGGCTAACAAAAAATCAACAAGAAAGGAGTGAGAAGTTGGACGTATTTAATCTAAACGCAAAATTAAGTCTTGATACAGCTGATTATGAACGGCAGTTAAACGATGCAAGCGGCAAAACAACATCTTTTTGGGATGTGTTCAGCGGAACGTTTCTTGGAAATGCAGTTTTTGATGGCCTGAAAGCTGTGGGAAGCACGATTGTATCTGTTGGCAAATCGGCAGCAGGTGCAGCTCTCGATATTGGAAAAGCATCCCTGAGCAGTTACGCAGACTATGAGCAGCTTGTCGGCGGCGTAGAAACCTTGTACAAGGACAGCGCAGGTATTATTGAGGGCTATGCAAAGGACGCGTACAAGAACGTTGGCCTGTCTGCAAACGAGTACAGGGAGACATCAACATCGTTTGCTGCGGCTCTGGTTTCAAGTTTGGGCGGCGATACACAAAAAGCCGCTGAAATTGCGAACACTGCAATTTCGGATATGTCCGATAATGCGAACAAGATGGGCACTAACATCTCGTCCATCCAAGACGCATATAACGGCTTTGCAAAGCAGAACTACACCATGCTTGACAACTTAAAGCTCGGCTACGGTGGCACGCAGGCTGAAATGAAGCGGTTGATAAAAGAAGCCGCTGCCATGAAGGACACTCAAGCGGAACTTGGCGTAACGGTTGATGCAACCAGTATGTCTTATGCGAATATTGTACAGGCGATTCACGTCGTACAGGCAAACATGGATATTATGGGGACGACCAGTAAAGAAGCTGCAACTACCATCCAAGGAAGTACAGCTTCGATGAAGAGCGCCTGGGAAAATCTGCTTACAGGCATTGCAGACCCAGAACAGGATGTTCAGCAGCTAATCAATAATTTCGTAGACAGTCTTCTTACTGCTGCTCAAAACATTTTGCCGCGTATTCAAGAAATTGTCCCAACGCTGATTAACGCCATGACTGAAATAGGTGCACAGTTGGCCCCTGTAGTCAGCACTGTTATTGAAAGCATGATGCCAACCGTTGTAGAAGGGATAGAGGCACTATTTAACGGCCTTGGATTTTTGGCAGACGAGTTACAGCCAATCATTGATGAATTATTCTCTTTTCTTGGCGATGCGATAGTAAATGCGCTGACAAGCGCAATTGAAAATTCTGATTTTAGTGTAATTTTTGATATTTTTGATGAAGTCAAAGAGGCAGTCAACGAAGTAATCCCTGTTATAGAAGACTTGGCTCCTGCCATTGGCGCGGTTGGCACTGCTATTGCAGGCTGGCAAATTGGAACGAAAATTCAGAAGATGGTAACTGCTTTCGACGAGGCCAAAGTTGCCGTATCTCTGTTCAGCATGGGGCTTTCTGATTCAGAGGTTGCACAAGGCGCTTTGGACGGTACGCTCAAAGGGTCAGAAGTTGTCGTTGGGCTGCTTACTGGGAAAATTGATTTGCTTTCTTTGGCGCAAGGAAAACTCAAGGCTGCGCAGGCTGCACTAAACGCCGTTATGTCAGCTAACCCGATTGCAATCGTAATCACTCTGATTGCGGCTTTGATTGGCGTATTTGCTACTCTGTACGCAACGAACGAAAATTTCAGAAATAAAGTCAACGAAATTTTTGAGTTCGTAAAGACCACTGTTGTTACATTCTTCACAGAGACCGTTCCAGAGGCGATTAACAGTGCGATAGAGTGGTTTCAACAGCTCCCCGATAAAATATCTGAGTTCATGGCAATCGCCGTGCAAAGCATTGCTGACTGGGCTACACAGACGGCGGAAAATGCCCGCCAAGCTGGCAGTAATTTTATCAATGCTGTTGTAGAACTGTCTCTTATACACATCTCCGAGCCCACGAGACTAGCGCTCATC